ATATACTTTTTAAGTAGCCAATCTTTATATTCTTTTATATACTCTTCTTCCGTATAGGTTATACATAGTGGTGCTTTGTTTTCATCACAATGGTCTAACCACATACGACTGCAAAATTGTTTAAAATTAAAACTAGTCATCTCTTGGTGTCCATTTATATGTCTTATTCCTATCGTAGTTAAAAGGCTTTGCCACCACAAAAGGATTATGTCTCTTACCCACCCATTTAAAATGAAATGCTACCATAATAGGATCAACATAATTTATCCAAACGTCAATAGCTAATCCATTATTCGCATGTGGATATGTACTTTGAGGCGAATAGTCTTCACAATATTTTTCAATTTGTTCTTCATTCTCAGCAGCCAAGTAATGCCAATTACCTAAATAATCTTTAGCTTTAACAAAAGCATAAATGCCTTTAATTTCGCTGTAAAGTTTTTCTTTGACCTGAGACATTTAAAAGTTAGCCTCTAAACTCTTTAGCTTCTCTTCAGCATTAGCTAATTGTGTCATTAATATATCCATTGACTCTATGATGTGTGGATGCTCGGCAACACCAACACTAGACTCAAAGTAAGTATTAAGTTCAGCTTTAGCTATTGCCATTTCAGCTTCATATTTCTTTTTTAAAGCATTGAATCTATCTTTTTCTCTACTTGCTTGGTTCATTCTTTTCTCCTTTTTCTTGGGCAGGTTTCAGTATATACATTAATTTTTGCATGACATCTTTATCTATGACACAAACATTGTCTAGATTTGTAGTAACAAATACTTCTTTCTTCATTACATCAGACAACAATAGAAAGACAATAACAATCAATCCCATACTAAGTCCTACTGTAAAACTTATTAAATTATTTTTCATTATTATCCCTCACAACTTAAACAATCCACATCTTCTAACTTAACTCGTGGTATTTTTATATTAACATTCTCAACAGACCTAGCGGCATCTGATCTAAAATAATACAATGATTTTAATTTATTCATACCATACCAATGAACATCATTAACATACTGTAAGTAATCATCGTGTACTTCTTGTGAAGCAGTAGCTTTAGGCATGGTAAAAAATAGATTAACACTTTGACTTTGACATACGTACTGTTGTCTCATGTGTGCGTGTTCCACTAAGTATATCTGATTAATTTCTGGAGCAGTTTTAAATATTTCTTTCTCACTATCATCTAAAATATCTAAATGTTGTACTGAACCATTAGTACCTGATATATCTTTCCAAACCTTTTCCCTTTCTTCAACCTTTAAACCTTTCTTCTTTAAGAGTCTGTCTAAATATCTATTCCTAACTTGGTAAGAACCGGAGAGAGTTTTGTGCGTATATACGTTAGCACGATATGGTTCAATACTAGGGGAAGTACCACCACATATAATACTACTACTGGCATTAGGAGCAATAGCCAACAAATGAGCATTACGATGGCTGCTACCATGTATATCAGGAGCTTCCCCACGTTCTTCAGCAAGTCTCTTGGTAGCTTCAACAGCCCTCTCTTTGATGTACGAAAACATGACATGGTTAGTACTCGTTGACTGTAAGCCATTAAACGGAAGTGCTTTGCTTTGGAGAAAAGCATGAAAGCCCATCGTTCCAAGACCCACCGACCTCTCTCTATAAGCAGAATAAGCTGCTTTAGCCAACCCTTTTGTTTCTTCTCTATCTTTAACATAATTACTAAACCTCTTAAAATTTGCATTGTAACCACCTAATCCTGAAGTGTCTACAACGTGCTCTATAAAATGTTCTAACACATTATCAAGCATTGTTATTAAATCATCTATGAAATGTTTGTTCTTTTTCCATTTATCAAAGTATTCTAGATTTACACTAGACAAACAACACACAGCAGTACGTTCTTCATTAGTAGGTAAGACTATTTCAGAACATAAATTACTTTGTTTTATTTCCAATCCTAAATCTTTTTGCTGTTTAGGTAAAGATTCATTACACCTATCAATATTAATAAGATAGGGTTCACCTGTTTCTGCACGAGTATTTAAAAGTTGCCACCATAATTCTCTAGCACTAACTATTTTAACAGCTTCATTAGTTTTAGGATCAATCAATCTCCATTCTGCATCAGTACGCACAGCTTCTAAAAATTCATCAGTTATATTGACGGCATTATGGATGTTCAAGTTCTTTCTATTAATATCTCCACCTGACTCTTTACGCATATTAATAAACTCTTCTACTTCAGGATGGGATATATTAGTGTACGCTGCATAACTCCCTCGTCTAGTAGTACCTTGATTAAAGGCTAACATCTGACTATCTATCCAATGCATAAAAGGAATTGCACCTGTTGACCTAGAACCACGAGAGGTAGCTACACCATTGCTTCTAACATCTCCCCAATAGCCACCAATACCACCACCTCTACTGGCTAACCAAGAGTTCTCAGCATTGTGTTCATTTAATTTTTCTATTGAATCTCCTACATAGTTAAGGAAACAGCTAATAGGTAAGCCTCTTGTTGTGCCACCATTAGATAGTATAGGAGTACTGAACATAAACCAAAGGTTAGAACTATAATTGTATAATCGTTGAGCCAGAGGAAAATCAGTCTCTCCTTTATAAGTTGCACCAAATACTGATGCTCTTGCAAAAGCTTCTTGAGCATGAGTTTCTTCCTCCCAAAAATATCTTTCTCTTAGAGTATCTAAACTAAATTTATCTAGCTTAGATTCTTTATCATAATTAATTTCAACACCTAAATATTGTTTGTTACCTACTTTATCAATCAACATTTCCGATCTCCTTATCGTGTACGTGTAGTGCTATTATAGCATAATGTAATATTTTTAGCAAGTCACTTCTAGCATAACCATTCTTCAATCCATATCGTTTAGCATATTTAAAAATATTACCTAAACAAAAACCTAACCCATGTCCTGAATCTATGATAACATCTGTTGCTTGATATTGATTCTTAGCATAGTGTGCATCATAGGTAGTATCAATATACTGTTGAGCTTCTGATAAGTATTCATCTTCATCAAATTTGTATTTCATTGTTCTCCTCAATGTATCGTTGTGTCAGTAGGGGGTGCTAAAATTTCTCTATTTATATGCTTTATAAGAAGAGTTAATAATCTATCATAGGTTACATCCTCAACTTCTTCTATATCTGCACCTGTATATAGATAACCTCCTATAATAACTAACATAGTTTTTAAATCTGCATTTAATAATTCGTCTTCATCATCCATCATTGAGTAATTCATCGAGCTTAATTGTTCTAACATCTCTGCTCCTCTCCTTTTTTAAAATTTTTTTTATCTTTTTTATAAACCATTTAAAACTATATGCTGATAGTATTATTTTTCTATTTGCATATACATATCCTTGACTAGGTAAGTAATCTTCAAAGTTACTTTCATCTATCTTAGCAGCTTCTTTCTCACTTACCATAGTCCTTAACCAATCTAACAACATAAACTTAGCATGGTTTCTTATTTGTTTAGCTTTTCTACCATTCATTTTTTTGTTTTATCTTTCCTAGAATATTTAGTTTTATCCCTAAAAACTTTAGCCTTATTAAACTTACCAGCATGTTTTGCTACTGGATTTCTTTTAACAGGTCTATCATTCATTATCTAGTTATCTCCAATACATTAGGTTCTTTTTCAACCTTTGTTAAGTACATTAAACCTTTAGAATACTTAAACACTCTTAAACCTTTACCATCATTAGCATCATTATGACATTCATTCTTATGTCTGCAATAAAAACAACCACGAGGCAGCTTCATGTTACCTGCCTTCCCTTCAGGTATAGGAGTATAACATAACTTAGGAGGTTTGTCAAGCTTTAAAGCCTTCTTAACATCCCTTATTTTAGTTTTTATATTAGGCTTATCAAAGAAGCTAGGTCTATGTAAAGTTAATTCACCACTCTCCTTATTTAAAACTAGAAAGCCGCCTTCCTTAGTCTTCTCTGATGTTTCATACCCTGATAACTGAGTAAGATAACCAAAAGGATCATCATCTTTTAAAGTATCATTCTTGAACTTACGGAAAGCATAGCTAGAAGCAGTCTTTATATCAACAACCTCTCCATCTATTTTACAATCCATATGCCCATACACACCATTAACCTTAACTTCTTTCTGTTCATCCGTTACCTTATGACCAGCTAGTTTAACCAAGAATAACACAACCTCTTCTAAGATATGTCCATACAAAAACTTTATAAAAGTTTGAGGAAGGATAGCTTGAGTATCCTCTCCTTCAGATTTTAAATCATACCATAGTTGTCTTAATGGTCTACCTATGTTAGACATCCTTAAAGTTTCCTTGTCTCTAGGTCTAGGAGTAGACCAATGACGTAGTGCTTCTTTCATGGCATTGCCAAAGTTGTCTAGTACTTCTTCAGATACATCTAATGCCTCCCCTTCTCCTAATACAGAGAGGGTTTTATATATATCTTCTACAAGTGTATCTAATTTCTTTTTCATGTTCTATGCTCCACAAAAACTAACTTACGAGTCTCAGGATTAAACCTTAATAACTGAACTCCCATTCTAATTTGTTCTCTGGTACGACAATTCTTTTGTCTTCTTATACCTCTTTTATTATCTGTAGTATCTGTTTTAACATCTATCAATATAATGTTTCCTTCATTATCTCTAGCTATTAAATCAATAGCACCTGTACATCCTGAATTTTTGAATACTTCATACCCATTATCCCACAACCATGTCGTTGCGTAATGTTCTCCCATATCTCCTAATCTATTTTGTTCAATATGTTTCATTATTCTGTCCTTTCATTTTTTTTATTGTGAAAAATCCTTTGTGTTCAGGATACTTATAATTAAAATACCTAGCATAAAAAGCTATAAAATCATTTGATATTTTAAAATCATTCCCTGTTGTTTCTATTGCACACTCCCATCTTATTCTATTTATAATAAGCCAATGAGATAATTTTTTATGTCCTTTATCTAAAGCTTGTAAAGAAAACTTCTCAAATAATTTCCAAACATGAGGATTTTTTAAATGCCATTCCCACCATATTTTTTTCTTATCTTCGTAATCAATGCGTTTCACTCCAATTACCTCCAATTTTATATGCACCATCCAAAGGACAGCGTAGTTTATAATAGTTACCTGCTGTTTGTATACAGTCCACAGCAAGTTGACCAACATGAGCAGCTTGTGATTCTTTCACCTCTATCTGCCATTCATCATGGATATTAGCCACAAACCTAGCATCAAGTGTGTTTAATTTTACAAGAGAATCTAACATAGCTAATGCTCTCTTCATTAAGATTGCACCACCACCCTGTAATAAAGAATTAAGGGCAGAGTATTCACTCCTTACAAATATCTTTCTACCATCTAATCCTTTAAGGAATCCTTTCTTTGCTGATCTTCTAACCTTATCTCCAAGAGCTTTAAATGATGGTTTATTATCAAAGAAATGTTGTCTAAGTCTTTTACCATCTTGCAAACCTCCTCCAACCACGTTGCCAAGTTTCTTATCTCCTGCTCCGTATATGAGGGCATAGATGAATGTTTTTGCCTGATCTCTTGATTCAAGTCCTGCAAGTTTTTGATTAAAGGTGTGTATATCTCCGTTAATAATTTCATTTGTAAACTCCTTATCATTCATATAATGTGCTAACACTCTTAACTCAAGGGCACTAGCATCTATTCCAACTAATTTATAACCATCTTCTACAGTCCAGCATTGTCTGCACTCATCTCCATAAAGACTTTTAACATTAGGAACTTGTGCCATGTTAGGTTTTCTATGTGCCATCCTACCAGTTATAGTACCATTAGGTATTACCCACCCATGCACTCTATCATCTTCCTTAATAGCTTTAATCCAAGAATCAATTTGTGCTATGCGTTTTTGTAATAATAAATATTCTCCTATTAGTTTAGCTTCAGGTATTCCC